ACCGCGGCGATCGCGTGCACGCAGTTCTCGATCGTCGCCGAGATGATGTGGATCCGGTCCGCCATCGCCCCGGAGCCCTGATAGGGGACGAGGGCTGCGTAGCAGTTGATCAGGTGCAGGCTGAAGACCCGGGTGTGCTCGCTCGGCCGAAGACCGTTGACGATTCCCTCGCAGCGGAAAAGGACAATGTCCTGCACAGCATTGTTCGTCGTAATCGGCATACGCAGGCCGAAATACCCGAAGTTGGTGAACGCCGTCGGCGTGGCCTGCGACGGCACCGGATTCGCCCCACCCGAGGGGACGATCGCCAGCGGGAAGACCCCGGCGTCCAGCACCTCGACCTCGGCCACCCCGAAGAAGTCGAAGCCACAGCACGGCGCGTCGTAGGGAACGACGGCGCTGATCCCGTCCAGGACCACCATCAGGTTGGTGAACACCGAGGTGGTTCCGTACCCATGGACAGGCCCGCCGATCAGCGCGGTCGGCCCGTAGGTGACGTCTACGGTCCCTGAGCCGTCCAGGCAGACCAGCCCACCGCCGACCGCCTGCGGGCTCAGCTGCTGCCAGTGCGCGAGCGCGCCGGCCGAGCCGGGCCCGCTGAAGGTCAGCGTCACCTTCCTAGCGGTGGCCGCGAGCAGCGGCAGCGGGACGTAGGCGTTCCCCTCGGCCGCCCCGCCGAGCGTGGGCGCGCTGGCGAAGCCGTAGAAGCCCGAGTGCAGGATCTCGGAGAAGCCCTCGTTCGCCTGGGCGTAGGCGACCGCGGCCGCGACGCAATCGTTGTACCCGCTCGAGCTGTCGGAGCCGTACGCGGCGAGGCAGGTCACCGAGGCGACGGCCGGCGTGCTCATCGCCGCCTCGGTGTCGCTGACCCTCGTCAGCGTCACGTACTGCGGGGTCACGCCGTCCGCCGAGCCGCAGGCCAGGACCGCCGACATCCCGGTGGTCAGGTCGGCGAATCCTCCCGAGGCGCTCAGGACGGTCGCCGAAGCGGCAGTCGTGACCGCATCGTGGAGGAAGACCACGTCCGCGGCCGCGCCGTAGTCCTCTGGCCGGAACACCCACGGGCTGCGCGGCTCGCTGGCGGCCTCCGCCGCTGCTCCAGCAGCCGCCGCTGCCCCGGCAACGTCGGCACCCACGTCGACGTAGGTGAGCCCGTCAGCCGTACCCTGTGCCGCATCAGCGGCTGCCTGGGCAGCATCCGCAGCAGCCTGAGCCGTCACGACGTCGGCGGCCGCGGTGTCCGCCACGAGGGCCGCGGCCTCGATGCCGTCGTTCATCGTCGTGTCACGCGCGGCGTTGTAGGACGTGGTCCCGTCGACCGCGGCAGCCGGCTTCGTGTAGGCCATGATCAGGTTCCGATCGTGAAGGGAAGCGTCTGCGGCAGGACGGAGGACGGCGCGGCTGACGAGGTCAGGCTGGTCATCCGGCTCACCGGGCGCCGGACGTCGACCGAGAAGACCCGACTGGACCGACGCGGCTGGATGACCGAGGCCACCCAGCTGTCCACCAGCCAGAGCCCGGTCCGGCCCTTGTCCAGACCCTCGAACTTGTCGATCATCGCGAGGGTCACGCCCTGCCGGGTCACCGTCTGCAGCCGCTGCGGCAGCTGGCACGTGGAGTCGCGGCACGCGGCCTTGGCCAGCTCGCAGGCCAGCAGCCCGGCGGCGATCTGCCCGCCGGCCGGCACCTCCTGGCCCCGGTCGTACGTGATCTGCCAGGTGCCATCCTCGGTGGCCGGCAGCTCGAGACTCTGACAGCTCGGCCAGGTCTCCCCGTCGAGCCGGATCAGCAGGTTCCCGTCGAGCCGGTACGCCGCCGGAGCGAGCACGTCGCCGTCGATCAGCACCTCGGTGACAGCTGAGACCGGGCCCGGCAGCTCGAGGCTGTTCGGCACGGCGCACGTGCACGAGCCCCGGCAACCGCAACCGCGCTGGTTGAACCACTTTCCGTCAATCAGGTACGGCCAGCTACGGCCCGGGCCGCCGATCCCTCTCGGGAACGGGCCGCCACCGAAGAACGTGGTCCAGGACACGCAGTCGGCGCGGCACGGGCGCAGGGCCACGGAGCAGATCCCGAATTGGCGGAGCGTCCAGTTCCACAGGAACTCCGCGGCCATCCCCTCGAAGGTGGCCCTCTCCTCCTCGGACATGCCGTCCAGAGGAGCGCAGGTGGAGCACGCCGCGTAGGACACCGTCCAGGCGCAAGGACCCGTCATGTGGCCACCTTCCCACGGCGTGCTCCACCCACCTACCTCACCTTGATCAGGTGTAGATGAACCCGTCCACCAGCGTCGCGTTCCCCCCGGCCTTGACCACGGTCACGTCCACCGTGCCGGTGCCGGCAGGCGAGGTGACGCTGATCTGGGTGTCGGAGTCGACCGAGAAGCTGGTGCCCGGCGTCGCGCCGAAGTTCACCGCGGTCGCGCCGGTGAACCCGGCACCTGTGATCACGGTCGCGGTCCCACCGGCCTCCACGCCGGTGCCCGGCACCACGGTCGCGATGTACGGCGGCATCGGCAGCGGGTCGCAGTCCGAGGCCGGCGGTGCGAGTGTGGTCTTGATCAGGAGCAGGTGGTCCAGCGCGTCCAGCGCGGTGGGCAGCGGCGCGGGGTCGCCGCCGTCGTCCTCCAGCACGTTGTACGGACCGGTGCCCCATTGGTTGCCGCCCTTGGTGTAGGCGCCCGTCAGCGAGAAGGAGACCGCGTTCTCCCCGTCGACCGTGAGGTCTCCCAGGACCCCGGCCTGGACGAAGGGCAGCACGCTGTACCCGCCGGAGAAAGCCGCGCCGGTCGGGCACGCCTCGCCGCTCAGGCCGGTCCACAGCTCGAAGGCGAAAGCCTTCTCGATGGTTCCCTCGGCGACCACGAAGCCGATCAGCTCGTCGACCGTGTAGCCCTCGTAGGTCTCGGCATTGGTCATCATCGCCAGCAGCGCGGGATTCACGCCGCAGAAGGTGATCTCCACGTTGAAGCGCTTGAAGCTCGGAGAGAGCTTCTCGCTCACGCAGAGACTGCCATCCGCCTTCTTCGTGATGATCTCGGCGCCGTCCTCGACCTGGGACGACATCGTCAGGGTGATGAATCCATCCGTCGCGACCACCGAATCGGCGGTACCTGCGGCGGGCAGATTCCCACAGCTGTCGAGACTGGTGACCCGAATCCGCTTGCCCAGGATCGGGATGAAGCATTCGTTGGCCATCGGGGGTCCTCTCTCAGACAGCGGTCAGCGTGGCCAGCGCGGCCGCCACGCCACACGGGTCGAAGCCCAGCAGGTAGGAACGCTCAGCGACCGCGTAGAGGTCGTTCTGCGCGCGGTCGAACAGATCGCCGGAGCGATTGGAGCTGGTGAAGATCTCGCTGCGGTAGCCGAACAGCGCAGGAGTGACGAAGGCCCACGCCGTGCTGGCGGCAGCGGCCTCCCCGGCGGGCCCGGTGCCCGGGTAGCCGGCCCCGGCCACGACCGGAGTCCCGAGCCTGGTCCGCAGCCGCCCGCCGGAGGTCTCCAGCGCTCCGAGGGTCAGGCCCACCAGCGCGGTCTCCCTCGTGACGTGGATGAGCCCCTGGCTGCCATAGTTCGTGGCGATCCAGTCCTCGAGCAGGCCCAGGGACTCGGTCACGTCGGCGCCGGCCACCGAGATGTCCGTCGTCCCGCCGTCCTCGAGGGAGGGCGTGTTGCCCAGGTCGGCCGTCCAGAACGCCTGCTCGACCCGCGCCTCCTCGCGCGTGGTCAGCTGCAGCTCGGCCCGGGCCTGAGCCTGCTCCGGCGTCCAGCCCACCGGGCTGCAGGCGAAGTGCCCGTAGACCGTGAACGGCAGGGCGCTGCCGTCGTCACCCACGGCACCGGTGGCCACCGTCACAGTCTTGGGCAGGCCGGTCGTCTGGCCGTCCTCGCACTGGGCCGGGCCGATCCCCTCGAGAGGCTCGCAGGACAGCGTCTCGAAGGTCACCCCGGTCTCCCACCGGTCCGCCCCGTTCGGGCGGAAGGTGAGCACGGAGAACAGGCCATAGGGCAGCGGCGTGCGGGCAGCGCCCGTCACTAGTGCTGCTGGGGCCACCATCGTCATCCTGAGCTCCTCTCAGATGGTGCCTGCCCCGCTCCCGGCGGTCAGGAGCGGGGCGAGGCGCACAGGATCAGGCGGTGGTGGTGGCGTCCACTCCGGCGCCCGCGGCGACGTTCCCCACCAGGTCCCGCACCTCGTGCCGGGTGTGGTACGTGGTCGAGGCGGTGAGGCCGGTCGGGCTGTAGACGGCGCTGGCCTGCCAGGCGGTCCAGGTCGGCGTGGCCGACTGGGCGTCCAGCGTGAACCGGTAGGGCAGGTCGTGCAGGCCGACGCCCGCGTCGCTGGCCCCGGTCACGGTCAGGGTGAAGCCGTCGCCGTCCTCAGCGCTGACCGCGCTGGTACCGGGCACTGGGTTGACCTGATCGACGACCAAGGCCGTCCCATCGCAGCCGAGCTGGATCGGCGCGCCCGTGCCACCGTTGGAGCAGATCGGCACGGTGATCACGCGGGAGTCGATCCACCGCTTCGCGACGAGGTAGCCCTCCTCGGTGAACAGCGCGGTGAAGTTGTTCTGACCCAGCAGCGCGCTGTCGTAGATCGTGTCGAGGGTGATCACGTCGCTGGCACCCTTGACCCAGGTGCCGGCCACGTAGAGCAGGAAGTCCACCGTCGACGGCCACTCGGTGAAATTCGCCGCCGTGCCGGTGAGCGGCTGCCAGTCGTAGACGAACTGGGCGGCGATCCCGCGGCTGGCGAACCACATGTTGATCTGAGCGTCGGTGATCTCGACGGACTCGGTCGGGGTCAGGCCCTGGCGCAGCGCGATGTCCGTGCGGACCGCGCCGTGCACCCAGTACGGGAAGACAGCCTCGAGCACGGTGTTCCGGGCCAGCCGGTGGATATACCGGTAGTGCTCGACCTGCTTCTCGATCGCGCTCAGCAGCGGAGCAAGAGTGCCGACGGTGCCGGTGGTCATGGTGACCGCGGTGCTGCCGGCGACCAGCAGATTGATCAGCCGCACGGACATCTTGTGATCGTGGGCTACGAGGGCACCACGCGTGGTCCGGCCCAGCATCTCGGGGTAGCCGCGCTGCTGCAGCAGACCGGCGTTGAGGCACAGGCCGGCGATCGCCAACCGCTCCTCGTCCCACGTCGGGCACGGCACCGTGTAGCAGGGCTTGTCCCCCGCGCTGCCCGAGCCGGGGTGCAGATGGTCGGCGTCGTCGGTCACCGCGTAGGTGCCGGCCTCGTCCTGGGCCTCGGTGTAGCTCCAATCGGTGGCCGCGTAGATCGTCGAGTAGTCGATCCCGGTCGTCCACTGGATGCCGCCGCGGGCGATGCCGATCTCCGGCATGGAGAAGAGGCCGTCGCGACTCTCCAGCTCCAGGAAGTCGTAGAGGATCTCCGAGGGCGCGCACCAGCCGCCCGCTGCGACCAGCGAGCCGCCCTGCAGCCGGGACTGGTCGACCGCCCGGGCGAAGACCTCCTCGACGTGATCGGGGTCGTTGCTCTGGATCATCAGATCCTGCGGGATCGGCCGCTGGAAGACCGCGACCGAATGCTGGGCGGCCAGGTGCTGGCCCGCCCGCTGGGCAGCCCGGTACTGCCCCTCGTTGAAACCGGCCAGCCGGCGGTCCACGATCCGGCCGATGTCCCGCCAGTTCACACCGGCTCCGGCCGCGTACCCGGTGCCATCGCCGGAGGCGAACACCAGATCCTGCATCCGCGTCGGCGCGCTTCCCTGGCGCGGCATCACCGGACGCTGCGAGCGCACCGAGGACAGGTTCACCCGCACCTCGCGCCGCGGAGCGGGCGCGCCGGCCACTACGGCCGCGGGAGCCTGGCCCTCAGGCGCCTCCTCGCCACCACCGCCGCCGTCGCCCTCGCCGGACTCGTCCTCGTCGTCCCCGTCGCCGCCCTGGCCGTCGCCGTCTCCCGCGGCGTCGTCCTCGCGGTCGTTGATCTCCTCGGTACGGGTCTCGGTGTGCACCCGCGTGGCCAGCTCCGCGGCGGCGGCGGCGCGCTGGTCGGCGGCCTCCCGGCGCGTGGACAGCTCGCCCTGCAGCCCCTCGATCCCCTCGGTGAGCACCGAGAGAGCGGCCATGGCCTCCTCGGTCAGCCCCTCGCCGCCGTTGTACAGCGTGTCGAAGTGGCCGATCGCCTCGCTGTGCAGGGCAGCCAGCTGCTCGTCCGTGAGCGCGCTGAGGTCCTGAGGGATCACGAAGTCGTCGGCGCCGGGCGCGTTCCCGCCGCTGCCGCCGCTGCCGGACTGCCGCTCGTAGTCGGTGAAGAAGGTGGTCCGCCGGAGCGCACGCGCTCGGGACTGGCTCATCAGGCCTCCTGGTCGGTGGGATCCGCGCCAGGGCCCTGCTGCCACCTACGGTTATCGGCAGAGTAGCACCACGTCAGAAGGCAGAGTTGAACCGAGCCATCGCGGCCTCGGGGTCAATCTCCTTGCCCTCGCGCTCGACCCGCTTCAGGGCGGCCTCGAGATGAGGGTTGACGTTCTCCCTGTCAGCCATTCCGCTCGATCCTCCCCACCCGGCCAGCACGCACCCGCGCGGCCTCGGCCTCCAGCCGGCTGCCGTAGCTCTGCCGCGGGCCGGTCGGCGGGATGAACGCGAAGGTCTGGGTCATGGACTTGGCTTCTGCCTGCTGGTCCTGGCCCGAAGTAGACGTGGTCTTCTTGGCACCCTTCCGGCAGTTGCACATGCTCAATTCCCCTCTCGCGCGATCGCCGCGTTGGACCAGAACGCCGTCTGTTCGAGGTTGGTCATGGCCAGCGACTTCTCCCGGCCCTCCGGCAGCTCCTCGTCGATGATCTGGGCCAGCTCCTTGCAGGCTCGGCGCATCGCCTCGTGCGCGCCGACCTTCAGGCCGGTGGGCGGGTGATGATCGAACCTGCGGTTCAGCTCCTCGGGCGTCATGACTCAGTCTCTCGCGGCGTGCACCCGGACGGCCAATGCGCTCGCGCGCACCCGCCGGGCCAGCTCGGCGGCCTGGGGCAGCACTCCAGCCGCACGCTGCTGCTCCTCGCGGCGCTCGCGATCGGCCAGCCGCTTGAGGTAGCGCAAGTCGTCCACCGAGAGCGCCCCGAGGGTGCCCGGCCGGCGCACCTTGCGCGGCGGGACCATCCCCGAAGCGACCAACGACGTGATCACTCCCGAGGCGACCAGCCCGCGCGGACGTGGCACCGGGAAGCCAGGCACGTTCACCGCGAGCGCGGCCACCAGCTCGAGGTTGCCAGACAGCCGCCGCCAGTCCCCGCTCAGCGGCGAGGCCCGCAGCGCCCGTACCTGGTCCGGAGTGACCGAGGGGCGCAGAGCCCCGGCCACCCAGATGCCGAAGGCGTCCTCCCCCGCGGCCACGTCGGCCACTACCGCACCGGTGCGCTCGTAGTGCGCGGCGGCCGCGGCGGCGCTCAGCGTCGGGCCGGCGTGCAGGGTGTCCAGGGTGACGTGCCCGACCGACACCTCCGCACCCTCGGCGGTCAGCACCGAGCCGGTGCGGAAGTGGGCGTAGCCCGTAGCGCTGTGTGGCGGCGTCACGCACCCGGTGTGAGCGTGACTGATATGGCAAGTCCCCCAGATCGCCAGGTGGCCGAAGATCTGGCCCTCGGCTGTCACCCGCAGCGCAGTCGGCTCGTGCAGATCCGGGTCGGAGAACCACGAGACAGGAGGAGCGTCCGGTACGGCCGAGGCGTTGAGATTCCCCGAGCAGTCGCAGCCCGGGTCGTAGCCGGGCGCCCCCTCGTCGCAGGAGCAGTCGGAGCCGTCCGGCAGCTGACCGGCCGACGGGGCCTGCCCCGAGGGAGGTGCCTCGGCGGGCGCGGGCGCGGGCGCCGCCGGCTGATCCGCGAGGGTGGGCATCGGCTCGGTGAGCGCGATCCGCGCGGTGTCGAAGGCCGGGATGCCCACGAGGGTGGAGGCGCGGATCCGGGCCGAGGTGGTCACCATCAGCTCATCGTCGGCCTTCATCTCGATCAGCGTGACCATGCCGTTGGCATCGGTGGGCGGCAGCTGATCGGTGCCGGCCGAGGGCACGGTCTGTCCGTCCTCGTCTTCCTGTAGCAGGTCCGCCTTGACCCGCAGCTCGAAACTGACGTCGTCCAGGTCCATCGAGACGCCGTCCTGCATCCCGGACTCCACGCCGCGGGCCGCCTGCACGGCGTGAGGCATCGACAGGTCGAAGAACCCCTCGCCGAGGATGTCGCCGTTCTGCGCCCGGCTGAGCCCAGTGATCTGGCCAACGATGATCGCTCCGGCGTGCTCCCCGTTGTCCTCGGGGACGTACCGAATCGGCAGCGGCGGCTCCCAGCTGAGCGCATTCCGTTCGATCATGCGCCCATCACCGGTGGGCATGCCCTCCACGCCGAGCACCCCCGACCAGGACACTCTGGGGGTTGAGCTCTGGTCGGGGGCGCCGTTCGCCGCCGGATCCACGGAGGCGGCGAAGCCTCGGGTCGAGCATGGACCACAGCCCGCGGTTCCGAGAGCTGCCGTTGAGGTCAGCATGCCGATCTGAGGGGACATGAATCGCAGGGTACCGCCGGGTGCTACGTGGGACGAGGGTCCCGGCAGCGGTGGATCACCTCGTCATTGAGTGATCTTCCGTGCTCACTGGCGGCGCGCCTCATCTCCGCGAGCACCTCGGGAGGGAATCGAACAGTAGTCCGCACCGTCCCCTCGGGTAGAACGCGGGGCCGCCCCCGGCCGCGGCGTGGCGGCTCGGGGGCGGGGGTCTCGGCGGTCACCAGATCGGGACGTCGCAGTCGGACTGCGCGAGCTGCGATGACGTGGGCTGCGCGGGCTGCGCCGGCTCCGGCTCGGGGAACGCCTTGTCCAGCGTGATGATCGCGACGTTAAGCTCGTCACGGGCCTGGCGCAGGGCCATCCACTGGCCGTGCTCGGGAGTCCCGCTCACGGGGCCGTACAGCTTGTGCGGCTGGTCCAGCTTGTTGATCTCGTCGGTGATGGCGGCGCGCTGGTCGACGAGCGCGGAGAGGATCTTCTCGACGGCCGCTGTAGTAATCACGATGTCTCCCGGGTCGGCCCTGATTTCCTGACATCACCTATTGAACACCCTGGAGTATGTGATGTCAAGAAATCCGCGGGTCACCTGCACGGCGCCGCCACGCCCGGCACGGTGAGCACCACCTACCTACCTACTTCCCTTCAATATCAACTTCCATGGTTACCCTTGTGCGACTCAAGCGTCATGATCACGCACCTCTGATCAGCTCGCGCAGAGCGCTCGAGGGCTTCGACCCGAGGGTCTCGAGGAGGTCGATCGGCTGCAGGGTCGCCTTCCCCATGGCCACTAGCACGCACCTGCAGTTATCGACCTCCTCCGGCGGCGCGCTGGGGTCCCCGGGGTACAGCAGCGCCGCGCCGCCGACGACGAACGACTCCGCGATCCCGATCACCTGGCCATCCACCGCGAGGTGCGTGGGGCGGGTGCGGTCGTCGTGATGAGAGATCCACTTCTTCTGCGGCCGGCCGAAGGCCGCCATGGTCTTCACCGCCGTGTACCCGTAGGCGGCCGTCGCCTCGGTCCGGGCGATCATCCTGGCGATCGAGGCCGCGGACCTCCCGGCCTTCGCGGCCAGCTCGACGGCGGCGGTCAGCCCCAGTTCCACGAAGGGCGTCTCCGGATCGACCGCGGCGGGCAGCTCATCCTCCAGCCGGCGGCGAGACCAGCGCTGCTCCGCGGCGTACGTGAGCACGGCCCGGGCGCTGTCGTAGACCTCTGCCGGCAGGTCGACCGCCAGCAGCCGGGACCGCGCCGCCGCGACGTAGGCGTCGTCCAGCCCGCTCGCCGCGAGCAGAGCGGCGACGTCGTCCACCGCCGGGGTCCACGCACCGAGGACCTCCCCGAGGGTGAACGCTCCTGGTGCACCGGCCGCCGCGGCCGCCAACGCCGAGGCCCTGACGGCTCGAGTGAAGCGCGTGACGGCGTCGAGCATCGTCGCGGTGAGCTCGAGGTCGAAGGCAGCACGGGTGCTGGTCGCGGTGCCGGGGGAGATCAGGGGCGAGGCCATGCTCTCAATCTTCCACGCCGGTAGGCACCTTGATCAACTCCTCTTGATCCTTCGCACCCTGGTGACAAGTGCTCATGCACTCGGCCCGGATCGACGCCTGCTGCTCGCGCACCAGGTCGTAGGCACGATTCGCCCTGGCCTGCCGGCCTTCCTCGATTCGCTTCGGGTTGTCCTGTCCGATAGCAACGAGGTTGATCCCGCCCTGGGAATAGGCCTGGCATGACGGAGTGCCGATCCAGTCAAGCCACTTCATCCACTCGGCGCGATGCCTTTCGCACATCCCGGGCTTTTTCACAGGCCCGGCAGGTCCACTGACCGTCACGTCTCCACCTCGCATTCAGGGTGTAGCCCCACCGGACATTCGCCTCACGTAGCGTCACGGCACTCTCAAGGCCTTGGCCATGTCTTCATCACCACGATCCACACCACCAGAAGTCCGATGCACACCCCGCCGGCCAGCAACCCGAGGACCCTGATCACACTCACGCGCTCTCCCTCAAGTAGACCGGCAACCCAAGCCTGTCGGTGAACCGATAGGCCAGCTCCTGTAACTGGTGCGGAGTGCCGGTGACGATGAGATCGTGCACATAGCTGTCCAGCATCGCCGTCACCTGCCGGCTGGTCACCTCGCAGCAGCCGTGGCCATCCATCAGCGCCGGCACGACGTCCCAGGCCGAACGCAAGGCCTTGGTCACCGTCTCGTCGGTCGGCTGCCACAGCGTGTGAGCCACGAAGTACGGCCTCGTGCCGAGGGCTCGGAACCTGCTCCGGTCGGCCCGCACGATCCACTTGCCCATCGTCTCCAGGGCCTTGAGCACCAGGACGTCGCACACTGCCAGCAGGGCCGAGGACTGCCCCTCAGGATCGACCGAGTAAGCCCCGCAGACCGGGCACTGCGCCGGGATTTCCATCACGTGCCCGGCCGTCGGCCGCTGTACAGGTCGGCGTCGCAGGGCATGTCCTCGGCTGGGCCGCCGAAGCGACACCACGTCCACGCCTGGCAGTGCTCGCAGCGCTCGCGCGTGCTGGTCGGGCAGGTGTCCATCAATCCCTCCTCCGGCGTGCCCTGGTTCCGCGCCCGCGCCCTCCCAACTCAGCAGCACGCGACAAGTCCGGCAGCGGGATCTTCTCCGTGTCGTTCATCATCCAGTCGGGCATGCTCACGGCGCCGAGGGCACCGAACGGCAGGCCCATGGGCGCCGTCTCCGGAGCCGGCCGCGGGCCTGAGCCTGAAGCCGCGATCGACTCGGGCGCTGGCACCGATCCGGTGCCCTTCTGCGGCTGGTCCGTAGGCACGTCCGGCGGACCGCCCGAAGGCTGGCCCTGCGCGGGCTGCGCCCCGCCCGCAGGCGAGGTACCCGCAGGGGCCGGTGGGGAGGAGCTGGCCGGCGCCGGCTGGCCCGTGAGCACCGCGCGGATCTGGGCCACGAGATCTGCCAGATTCACCGTGGCCAGCAGGCTGGGCGCCTGCTTGATCGCGTCGATGGCGATCTGCGCCTCCTGCGGAATGGTCTCCGGGGCGTCGGTCTCGTCGAAGCCGGTGGCCCGGCGCAGGGCCACCTGGCTGAGCGCTCCCTTGTCAAACAACCCCATCGCGTCGGTGGACCGGTTCGGCCGCACCACCAAATCGGACACGTCGTACCAGATCACGTACTGGTGGGCCTGCTCCGGAGCCATGCCGAAACCCTCGCCGGTCACCACCGGCCAGAAGTACTGCGTGGTCAGCGCGTCACAGATCAGCGCGAGCGGCGGCTCCAGGTGGGTCGTGACGACGTCCTCAAGAACTAGCCACGCGCCCCAGTGATTCATTGAATTACCTGTAAATGCTACCTGGCCATTTCTGCGCATTAACCAGGTGCCATTTCCAGTGGTAGGACACCACACCGTGCCGGTATACCGGACCAAGGTCTGCGAGGTGTCGACCGGGGCGAACACTGTCCTGGCGCGCGACCAACGCACCCAGTGCAAGGGCCGGATGCCGAACCCTCCAGAGGTCTCCCTGACCCCGTACGTGACCTTGTGCCCGGTCAGGACCGCCGCCAGCTCGAACGCCTCCAGCCGGGAGGGCTCCACCTGATACAGCAGGGTGGCGGCCTTCCCGGCCATGACGCCGTCGCCGATCTGCACGCACGAATCCAGCAGGATCAGCAGTTGGGAGTGCGTCAGTTCCTCGATGAACTCCCGGTGGATCGCCTTGACCTCGTCGCAGTGCTCATGCAGCGTGGCCGCCTCGGCCTGGCGCAGCACGAACGAGGTGCCGATGGCCGTCGCGGTGGGATGCCTCTCCTCGCGGAAGCCGTCCGGCCCAAACAGCCCGGTCAGGATCCGACGCATCTCGACGGTCTCGCCGTCGCAGAACTTGACGATCCGTGCCCCGCCGTGACGCTGCCAGGACCCGTCCGAAGTGAATGCGACCAGCAGCCGCACAAAGTCGTCGGCGTACTTGGCCTCGGCCGGGGCCTGGGCCACCTTCAGGGGCGCCGCCAAGGGGACGACGTCGTGCTGTGCGAATCCCTGCTCGGACGTCGTCCAGCGGCGGGGATCTCCCGCGGTACGGGGGTGCTTCTTGATGACCGGCCAGCGGTGATCGAGCGTCGTCAGGGACGAGTGGCTGTCCCCGGACATCGACAGCATCGGGTGGTCGGTCACCTCGAACCGATTGATCGCCGAGGGGCGCTGCCACTCGGCCAGGCCCGTCGCATGATCGAGGGTGTAGACCTCGTCGTCTGGATCGAGGGTCTCCAGGGTCTGCCAGCCACTGCGGGTCAGGATCTCGGTCTCGGTGTCCGCGCAGCCGGTGCCCAGCAATAGCTCCGGAGGAGCGTCCAGCCCGAGGGCCAGCCGGCGGATCGCCTTGTCGAGGCGCTCCCCCGCGGTCTCGTCCAGCGGCTCGGAGAACGTCAGGTGAGTGAACTTGTCGGCACTCTCGTCCGGGACGCTGATCACGATCGGGACCACCGCGCTCGCGCTCGCGCGGTCCGCGATCGAGGTCATCATCGCTTCCATGAGGGCCTCGGTGAACGGATCCTCCTGGCTGTCTTCCGGCAGGCCCGCCGCGTTCTTGAAGGCGCGCTGAGCCGACTGGGGAATGATCAAGACTCCGGCGCCGGCGAGCCGGGAGTCGATCTCGGCCGAGGAGCGCATCTGCAGCCCGACCAGCTCGCGCAGCACGGGCAGGCTGGAGCGGGCCGGGCTGTCGGCCTCCCACCACCGCCGCGGATGCGGGCGCCAGATCCTCAGCAGCAGGACCTCGTCGGGGTTCACCCGCAGGATCTCGTCCGGGCTGGGCCCGAGGGTGATCTGCACGTCCCCGCCGCCGGTGGACTGGCTGACCTCGCTGATGGACAGCATCCGCCACTCGAGCTCGTCGATCCGGATCGTGCCCGGCACGAGCGGCTCGGGCGGCGACGGGGGCACGTCAGGAACGGTCAGCCCGGCATTGACCAGCATGGAGCGCGGCAGCATGTGCCTCGGGATGCCGACCAGCCAGCCCTCGCCGGGCACGAACAGGTTGGTCCCCAGGCGCTGCAACAGCTGGGCCCTGGCCGCGGACGACTGGGCGACGGAGTCCAGGACCTCGTTCATCCTGGCGTCGTCGACCGGCACCGGGTCCTCGGTCGGGTCGTCGCTCAGCTTGCCGATGTACAACCTCGCCTGGCTCATCCGCTGAGCCAGCGTCACCGCGAGGAACCGCAACTCGCCAACGAGGTCGAACATGTCCCATGCATCATCTTGCCAGGCCCCCATCTTGCCGACCTGCCCAGGCCTGGCCCGCATCGTCTCGCGGGTCAGGCGCTGGGCACTCGCCAGCAGGGCGTTGTCCAGCGGCCGCGGTCGCACCGCCCTCGTACCACCCGTACCGGATGCCCCGCTCAATGTCATGATCTACTCCCTCTCTACGAGGACAGTGTGCCCGTCTGGCCCGGCGACCCGGTCATCCCGACGACCCGGTTACGACGTCCGAGCCCTGGAGCAGGACGTGATCACGCAGAGAAGCACCCACCGCGGCGGCCATCGGCGGCGGAACGGCGTTGCCGAGCCGTGCCCACTGTTGGGCGTAGGTACCTGTCAGCACGTAGTCGTCCGGAAAGCCGCACACACGACGCAATTCGGCGATGGACAATTGCCGAGGCTCGTTGGGATGAATCTGGTTAGTAGAGCCTCCACCCCAATGAGCAGACACAGTAGGTACCGGTTCGTCCGGATGTAAACGATGTAATTGCCAGTATCCGGATCCGGTAATTTCGTCCCCAGATTGCCCGGGCAACAACTGGGCCGCTATTTCACCAGTCTTTCCCTTGGACCATGTTTCCGGTTCAATAACCCGCCCGGAGATCCTGGGATTAAGCTCCACCCCTGCCATTATCGTCTTGGAGGGATGGTCGAGGGAGCCCCATTCCGGCACGAAGTCAGCTTTGGGATTCTTGACGATCATCTGCGTGTCCGGGTGCAATTCTGGCAGGACGTCCCGCAGGGTGTAGCGGTAGGGCAACGGCCGAGGAAACACCGGTGCCATGCCCAGGTCGTTGCGCACCCCGACGAAGATGAGGCGCTGCCTGGCCTGGGGCACTCCGAGCCACGAGGCGTCCAGCAGTCGGGCCTCCACCCGGTACCCGGCATTCTTGAGTGCAACCAAGATCCGCTTGAACTGACCCTTGGCCGCACCGGTCACCATTCCCTTGACATTCTCGGCGACGAATGTCCTGGACTGAAGGCCCTTGAGCAGCCGGGCGAACTCGAAGAACAGGTCGTCGGAGACCTGCTCGGTGCCGTCGGCGTGGCTGAGCTTCTTGCCCCAACCCTTGGTCCGAGAACCGGCCAGCGAGAACGACTGGCACGGCGGACTGCCATCCAGCAAGTCCAGCTCACCCGGACGCAGGCCGAGCGCGTCGAGCACGTCCTGAGGCTGGACCTGCCGGATGTCGCGAGGGTCGAGGATTGTGCCCGGGTGGTTGGCCCGATAGGTGTCGCGCGACTCAGCCACCATCTCGTTGGCCCAGCCCACGGTGTAGCCGGCGAGCTCGTAGCCGTAGCAACTGCCCCCGCCGCCGGAGAACGTCGAGGCCACCATCAGCCCGTTGTGCGGCTCCAGGGCGGTCTCGGCGACCAGGGGCACCCGGTAGGGTGGCTTACTCATCCGGAACACCCGGGCGCGGGCTGCCGGACCACTCGTAGCCGCAGGACGGACACCTGTGCTCGGTGGCGATGTCCTCGCCATAGACGGGGAACTCTTCCGGTGGCTCAGGCTCGATCGAGCCGGCAGACGCCCGGGAAGCCTCGAAGATCACTGTGATCGTCTCGTCGTCGAAGCCGGTCAACCCGGCCAGGTCCGCCTCCTGCAGGTCCCTCAGGACCAGGGCCAGTCCGGCCTCGTTCCACCCGCCGGCGGTCGTGATCTGGTTGCTGCCGATCAGGTAGGCCTCGGCGTCGGCATCGCTACGTGAGGCCCACCCGGCGATCACCGGCATGCGCCACATCCCGTCCGCGGGGTCGACCGTCACGCCGTCCGGCGGGCCGTCGCCGGCCGCGTGCATCGCCAGCAGCTGCTCCAGACGCCCGTGCCCGGCCACCAGCCGCCCCGTGCGATCGTCGCGCAGCGGGAGCTCACCGAGGCCGTGATGCTCGATCGAGCGGGCGATGGAGGCGCCGTCGTGGCCCTTGGGGTTGCGCCCGGCCGGGTGGATCTCGTCCAGCCGGACGTACTCCAGCCTCCGGGGAATCCGCTCCTCAGTGATCTCTGTCACCGGTCCATCGTCCTCTGCCACCAGCCGCGCAGCCAGGTCCCCTGCTCGCTGTCCAGGAACAGCAGCACGGCGACCCAGCCCGCGAACAGCAGGCCGAGCCCTCCCTCGCCCAGCAGCACGAAGGAGGACACGCCGAGACCCATCGCCGCGGCCACCCGCAACAGTCCGCGCTGCAGCTCGCTCACTCTGGTTCCTCCGGCCAGTGCCAGGTACCCGGTCTGTAGGCCCTGCTGCCGGGGTAGCAGCGGGCGCCCACCGCGTCCTGGGCTGGGTCGCCGGCCGACTGCACGCCGTCGTGCAGCAGCGTCCTGCCCCTCCCCAACAACCAGGCCCGCGGCGAACTCCCTCGCGCTGCCGACCACCTCGGCGTCCATGCAGACCTTGTTCCTGCCCGGCCTCGACCAGTGCACCCGATCCCCACGCTCGGGACGTGCGAGGCTCACGAGGAGACCACCGAACGCCAGTCACCTGCTGCGTACGTGGCTAGGGCCTCCGGCCCCTTGTCCATGCCTGTCCAGCTTCCCTTGTAGACCGTCAGGTGCCCTGCGTCCACCAACCAGCTGGTCCCCTCCTCGAGCACCTCCTCCTTGCTTGTCCCGCTCGCTCCTACCTTCACGGCCACTGTCACGCTCATCGTTCACTCCTCCCAGTAGTCCAGCTCGCGGCCGATGGTCACGGCCGCCGTGTTCAAGGCCAGCCCGCCGGCGACGAACCGCCAGGCCGCCCGGGCCCGCCGGCTCTTGGCAGTCGCGACGTAGCTGGCCAGCACGCCGTAGCCCACCCAGGTCCCGGCGCAGTGCGGACAAGAGAGGCCGGCCAAGTAGCGGTGGCCCTTGATCAGCCGAGGTGCAGCCGTCCCTCGGCTCAGCGTGTAGCTACCCGGCTCGTCCTGGACCATCTCGTCCCTCGGGTGGAACAGGGCGTCCAGCGGATCCTTGATCCACCACCGCCCGAGGTCGTCGCTCGTGATCAGCCTGGTCAGTCGCATAGTGGCACCGAGCAATAACAATAGGTCACTCACCGTACTACGCTCCACTGCATTCTCTCCTTCAGTCATTCATTAACGAATTACCCGGATATCATTCTCCCGCGCCGCGAGATCGGTCACGCAACTCATCGCCGCGCCGTCGGATCACGGTGCTTCG